GACGTGCCTGCAGGATAGCCGCACGGATAGTATCGATTCGGGTGATATTTTCGGTAATTCCCAGCCCTGTCAAAATGGTGTCATCATAGGTCTCAGCGGCATTTATCAATGCGTCAGCCAGCGCACCGTCCTCTGCAAGCTGAAGCCCATAGGTTAACCTGGTATTGATGTAGGCTTGTAGCTGCCCTGCGTCGGCAATAACCTGACGTGAAGCCGGTATCCAGTGGGCATAAGTGTTGACGGTCGCAGTCTTAGCGTCAAACCTGAGAGTAGATTCAGCCTTTGACGTGGGGTTTTTTTCGTAGGACTCAGCGGCTAAAGCTGCGGCATTCGTGAACAGTGTCTCCTCGACATACTCGACGGCGTTGGAGTTGGTAACACCCTGAGCCAACAGGTTCCTGATTCGGAGGGGTTGTTCAGCGGGAGTGATTATTCCTGGCACTCTTTGGGGGACGATTATATCGCCGGCTGAAGCGGCCTGAGATGATACAACCTCCTTGACCTCAAAGCGGCCTGATTCATAGCTCCCTCCAGAGAGCATGTCCTTGTAGACTTTGGACTCAATAAACTGCTCACCGATTGACTTCCCCCTCTGGGGAGTAGCTTCGACTGGATGTGAAAGCTTCTCGACTTTTACATCCATCTCGGCCAGTTTTTGTTCCAGTGATTTAATCCCCTCGGCAGTGGATTTTGAGGTTTGTCCGGCTGTTGAAATCTCCTTGTCAGCCTGTTCTTTCCACTTGACCAGCTCGTCGGCTATGGTTTCCACCTTGCCGAGAATGTCCTTTGTTTCATCGCTCATTTTGAGCCTCCTTTATTTTTTTAAGTATGTTGTCTATTCGGGTTTCGGCTTTGCGTGAATCGAAACCCTGTAACGAAGCAAGTATTCTGTCGGCTTTGACGGCGCCCTCGTCAACCAGAGTGCTAGGCGGCTCTGTCGATTTGGGGGTGTCCTTGCCCGGAGTGCCAGGCGGCTCCGTATCACTTGCTTCCAATAATTCCTGCAATGCCTCGATGGCGTTTTTTATTCTCTGTAAGTTTGATTTTGAAATAACCCTCCCCGCTTTGAGTTCTTCTTCGAGTTCAGTTAACCGGTGCTCTAGCTTGACTGAGGTGATAACAGCCATATTGTCAGCGGCGAATGCACCTGGTACTAGCCCGACCTCGTACAACTTGACCTCCTGTAAATGTCTTACGCCGTCAATTATTTTGGTTCGGATGGCATCATAACCAATAGATAAGGTTTTAATTACTCCGGCCTTCATCAACAGGTAGGCCTCTTTGGCCTTCTGAATACCATCAATTAGCGCCCCTTTGACCATCAGCCCATCAGGGGAATCAACAATCTCAGCAACACCTACAGGCGAGTCGATGTAATGAGGCGGGTAGGTGAGCATGATTTGCCCCTTGTTGTCCTTGATTGTCTTGTCGAACGCCCCTGGGTCAACAATGTCATTAACTTTGTCCGGTTTGGTACGGTAGGCCGAGGCTATACCCGTAAATACCCCTGACTCCTCGTCAAATGCTTTGATTTCAAACCTGATTGTTTTTTGTTCCTGCATTTTTTATCTCCTTACCTTGCAAATTGAAGCGTGCATCTGCAATTTATTACCTCTGCTGGGTCATCCCCTATTCCAGGCGCCTCGCAGCCGTTTGAAAATATTGAGTCTATGTGAACGGTTTCCCCGTCCATCCTAATATGGTCATCTCTCACACGGTCATCCCGTGAGCTCAGCCACCTCTTGTTACCAAACCCCATCTCTCTGGCTGCCGTTTCCTGACCATAAGAAGCAGCTGCAGCGGTTTCAGTGCGTGCGATTCTCAGGGCGTAACTTTCAGCGTGGTCTTTATAAAACTTGCTTATTGAGGAGGCTATTTCGTCATTTGACAGGTTGGTTTCAAGTCCTACACTGATAATGTCAATAATCTTGTCAACCTGAGTAGCAAAAATAGTGGTGATTTTTTTGCCGGTCTCACGTGCAACCCACTCCCTGACATATGAGGCGAACGGGTCGAACTTAACCTCTGATTTAACCGATTTGAGGTTTAAAGCAGTCTGGGTCCCAAAATCCTCAATAACTGCAAGGTAAGAAGATGACAAAACATCTTCGAATTTCTCTGATTGTTTATCAATCGTCTTTTGGACTTTGTCTCTCAGTACGTCAGGATTGGGGTCAGGTTTTATCTTTGCGGCTGATTTGCCCAAGCCTTCGAAGAGTTCTGTGAATTTCTTTGATACAACTTTTTCCCAACCCCTCTTGCGTGTATCAACCCGTTTCCATTCAAGGGTTTTTAATCCCTCAGGGTCGATTGATTTTTCACCGGATTCGGGCGAGGGTGAATCCTGAGGCGCAACACTGAAAGGCAAATACGATTTATCCCACCCCTCAAACTCGTCAAACCCCAATTTCAGTTTGTCATTAATCTGAGAGAATGGGACACCCATCTGCCAGAGTACCTGAGTTTGATTAACCTTTGCCCCATAATCCTCACGCAGGGCGGGGATATTCGAGGTGTCATATACTATTTCCACCTCTCCGTATAACGGGGCTATTTTCAGATTAAGTGTTGCCTTGATATCATCCAGCATTGGGAGTCCAGCGTCTTCGTATAATGACCTTCTGGCCTCCAGAACGTTGTTGTAAGAGGAGTATTGCCTGAGCCCCATCCACCACGGGTCAACACCAATCGCTGAGGCTATTTGAGAGATTAATTGCAACTCTGACTGGTTGTAGTCTAATTCAGCCGGTGTGAGACCGGTTGGTATCCATTCGAGGTTGTGGGACAACACCCACGGCTCACCCCTTTGGGTTTTTTGCAGGTACAGGTTGTTTATTTTTTCTTTTGCTTTGTCTAGTTGTTCAGGGAGCAGCGGTTCGGTTGGCCTGAATATTCCTGATGGTGTGCCACGGTTCTGCATGGATACCTTGCGGGTGTCGATGGATTCATTGTACGTATCAATAACCTTGCCCGCAACCTGAACACTCCCAAGCCCTTTGTAAAGATTTCCTGGATCCATCTGTCTAAAGTGGATAAAAGCCTCTTTGGGTTCACGTGTTTTGTGTCCATCGGGATGGGTGTATTCGTAACCCGCTATCCAGTCCACCCTATTACTTGATGGGATGGGTGCGATTTGGTGTGGTAGTTCTATCCAGTACTCCTGAGGGATTTTGCCTGAATAAAACGGTCTCAGATAAGCGTCACCACACAGGGCTAAATGGGCAATAATATACTCCATGTTGTCCTGCCCGCTAAACTCAGAATTGGGGTGAGACCAGACCCTGGTGAAGTGGTGGTTCTCGAGCTCTTCCCCGTTTTTGTCTAAAACCTTCCACGGCACGCCCGATACAGCCTGAACCAGCGACCTGACTCCTCGATAGACGGGGATGGCAATTTTATACCCCTCCTGGATTAACGTCGCAGGTGAAATGTCGGAATAAACGGGCTGACCTGGTGTCGACATCAGGGAATACATCCCGTTGTAAAAATTAGCCAGGTAAGGATCGGTGAGAGAGAGCGACTTCCCTGCTATTTTTGAGGCTATCTTTACTCTTATTTTATCCAGCATTTGTTGCTCCTAACCGATGTAGATCTCTGAGTGAGAGTTTATTTTCCCGATTACACCGTATCTCCTGCCATCCATGCCATGGCTCCATACGTGGGTTGTTTTGTCAGTCAATTTGCCGTCCTTGTCTGGGATGTACCTGAAGTTCCTTTGCTCTTTAATGCAGTTAATCGAATCTTTTGTCCAGAATTGTTTGTACTGTCTGACTTTTTGATGACCGTATTCGACGCTGTCAGCCCCTTTAGGGCAGGGTTTGATGTTGAAACCGTATTTTTTAATCTCGTCTATTGACTTAGGCTCCGCAGCGTCGGCAAATATTTCGTCATAGTTCCTTTTAACCCCCAGCTCGTCCATCCGGTGAGCTATCATGTCATTGGTTAAACCCGTCTCATAAATTAGCTCTTGGGAGTAGAGGCCGTCATCTATAATGACGTTGCGGGTGAGCACCGTCGGATCGTTGGAGTAGCCAAAGTCCAGGCCGTAGAAATAATCGCCAGTGGGTAGCCCGTCAACCTGCTCGAAGTGCGGGTAAACCAATCCCTCGACCTTGCCAATCCTCCCTAGTCCATAAATGTTCCACCAGTTAGGGTCGTTCCTGTTGGACTCGATGTTTTTTACAACTTCGGGGGGTAAG